ACCTCACCGCCAGCCTCGGACCCAGCAAGGCGGCCGAGATCGCCGACGAGTACGTGCGCTACCTGACCGAGCCGGCGCCGGATGAAGTCTTCGAGCTGCCCTACCCCGACCTGAACAGGTGCATCCTCGGCGGCTTCCGCCGGAAGGAAGTCGCGGTCCTCGGCGCCTGGCCCGAACACGGCAAGTCGTGGCTCGTCGACCAGATGCTGACCCGCTGGGCCGAGCAGAACTACCGCTGCGTCCTCTTCGCGACCGAGATGGACTGGCTGATGCGAGCCACCCGGTTCACCGCCGCGCAGACCGAGATCCCGATGGAAAAGCTGCTGCGGAAAGACCTCACCCCGGCCGAGCTCGCCGAAGCCGAAGCCGCGGTCAAGAAGCTGCCCTACGACTACCACGACGCCGCCGGGTGGAACGAGAACATGATCGCCGAGCAGGTGATCCTCGGTGGCTACGACGTGGCCGTGATTGACGTTGTGAACTACCTGCCCGAGTACGTCGAGAAGGTCGCCTACGCGGAGCGCATCTGCCAGCGGATGCTCGCCACCGCCCAGCGCGGCAACGCCCTGGTCGTGCTCGTCTCCCACTTCAACCGCGAGCGCGACAAGTCGGCGACGAAGCCGCGGCCAGTGAAACGCGACCTCAAGCAGACCTCCGCGCTCGAGCAGATCGCCGGGACGATCCTCTTCCTGCACCGCGACGAAACGCTGAGCGAGGACGGCGAAGGCATCACGATCGAGCCGAGCGGCGAGCTGTTCTACGCGAAGACGAGGACCGGCATGGGCGGGTCGATCCGCGTCGTCCAGAACGCCCGCACCCTCACCTTCCTGCAGGAAGCCCGACCCGACCCCGAAGAAGCGGCGCTCGCCCGCGGCGGCGCCCTTCCCGGCGCGATGTCCAGCTGGTCCGCATCCGAGACGGAGCCGCGCTTTTGACCGAGGGCCGCCCCACCGCCACGACCGAGTTGTCCCCGCTGCGCCGCGAGCAGATGCGGCGCGCTCGCCGCGCTGAGGAACGGCGCTGGCGGGCGCTCGCGGGGCCGGTGACGAGGAGCTACATGGACTGTCCGAACTGCGGCGAGCCGCACGACCGCCGCCAGCCGTGCCCGGGCCACGATCCCGCTGTCGAAGCCGAGTTGGGGAGGCTGCCCGGCCGCGCCGACGACGGCGACGGGCCCTTCTGCCCGGAATGCGGGATTGAACCGAGCCTGAACGACGGCCGGTGCTGGCGCTGCAGGGGCGAGTCGACGATGGAGGCGGGCGCGTGACGGTCGTGCTGACCCACTCGTTCGCCGGCTCGGCGTACCCGGCCAGCCCTTCCGACTGGGGGCGCGGCTACCAGCACGAGCCGGAAACCGACCGGATCGCCGGCGCCTTCCGCGTCGTTGGTGAGCACTACGAGGACGTCGTGATCGGCAACGGCGAGGAGCCGGAGCAGTTCTGGGTGGTGCCCTACGAAGAGTGGGAAGAGCACGCGGAGCAGCAGCACAACCCCGCGTCGCCGCCGTTCGTCGAGGCGATCGCCAACCCGACCATCCGCGCCGGCCTGCGCCGGGCGATCGCCGAAGGGCGCGCGCTCGCTCGCCGCTGCGGCCAGAAAGGAAAGAGCGCGTGAGCAACCCGTGGACGTTCGACGAGGCGCGGAAGGCGTGCCGCGAGGCGAGCCGCCTGCAGGAGGGCGCGGAGGACGCCTTCGAGGCGGCGGCGGTCGACGCGGCGAAAGCCGAAGAGGCGTACCGCATAGCGCTCGCCACCGAGATCGTCAGCCAGCACGACGGCGGCGTGGCTTGGACGGTTGCGCCGGACCTCGCGCGCGGCGACAAGAACGTGGCCGCGCTCCGGCGCGAGAGGGACATCAAGACCGGCGTGCGCGACGCGCTCGACCAGGCGTGTTGGCGCCGCGTCGCCGACCGCAAGGACGCCCAGCGGTTCGCCGACTGGTCGATGCGGCGCGAGCTGGCCGAAGGCTACGACGACTCACCAACCGAGCACAGGAGGGACCGATGAGGTTCGGAAGACAGGACACCGCGACCGCCGAGCCGGAGGCGCCGCCGGCGCTCACCGTTGACATCGAGGTCCGCGAGCGCGACGAGTTCAAGCGGGTCGACGAGCAGACCCGGAAGGCGATCGCGCAGGCCGACCGGCTGACCGGCGAGGTCGAAGATCAGGAGACGGCGAGCGAAGTCACCGACGCCCTGGCCGAGATCCGCAACGCGATCACGGACGGCGAGACGGCGCGGAAGGCGCTGAAAAAACCGTTCGACGCTGCGGGCAGCCGCGTCCACGCCGCCTTCAAGGAGCTGGCCTCGCCCCTCGAAGCCCGCAAGCAGAGCCTCGAAGAGAGGTTCATCGCCTACGAGGAGCGGAAAGAAAAAGCGGCGACCGAGCGCCGGGAACGGGAGGAAGCCGAGGCCGCCCGGGCGCAGGAAGAGGAGAACGCCGCAGCAGAGTCAGAGGGCCGAGCCGCCCACCACGTCTCGGCGCCGTCGCCGCGTGTCGAGCCGACCGGCGCGCGGGGCGCGAGCGGCGCGAAGGGCTCGCCGACGACCGAACTCAAATACCGGATCACCGACGAGGACGCGCTGCCCGACGAGTACGTGGAACGGGTGCCGCGCAAAGGGAAGATCCTCGCCGACGTGCGGCAGGGCATCGTGATTCCCGGTGTCGAACCGTACCGCGACAAACGGGTGCGGGTGGGCTGATGAGCGGCCCGCGCCCACCGATCGAAGGGCTGCCGAAGCAGCAGGAGTGGAAGGTGCTCGCCGTCCGCGAGGGCGCCGAGGAACCCGGCCAGAAAGGAGGCACCCTCAAGAAGTTCTACGTCGATTTCGAGGGCTGCGACGACGTGTACTGGCGGCGGAAAATGCCGGCTCAGGTGGAGGTCGGGCGGACCTACTTCGGCACGATCAGCAACGGCGACTACGGGCCGATCTTCAAGAAGGAATCGCCCGGCGGTGCCGGCGGTCACGGTGGCGGCAGCGGGGGCGGCAGCAGCCGTGGTGGAGGCCGCAGCTTCAAGCCCGAGTCCGAGTTTGATCCCGAGAAGGTCGCTCGCATGGGCCGCGCCCACGCGCAGGAGATGGCGCTGACCTGGCTCGACGCGATCGGCGACATGCCCAACGAGCTCGCCGACCTTTGGCCGTTCGTCGATGCCTTCGAGGCGGACGTGAACGCTGCAGGTGCTAAGGCGAAGGCGGCAGCGCCGCCACCGGCCGCACAGCCTCAGCAGCAGTCGCCACCGCCCGAGCCTCAGCCGGTCGACGAGACGACGATCCGCAACCTCTGCGAACACGCGGGGCTCGACCAGGCGCCGGCGGATCGGCTGACGACGTTCGTGTGCTCGCGGCTCAAGCCCGAGCAGCAGCAGCGCGCCAAGAACGGGCTCGAAAGGGAGACGGCGGACACCCTGGCGCAGCTCGCGTCGGCGTTCGAGCAGGCCGAAGGATTCCCCCTGAAAGAAGAGGACGACATTCCGTTTTGAAGCTGCCGAGAGACACCCGCGCTGCCATCTACGAGGCCAACGGTCGCCCGGTGCAGATTCCGTGGCCGCCTCGCGCCGAGCCGCCGAAACGCGGTCATGTCTACACGATCCAGTCTCGCGCCCGGTCGGCCGGCGTGTCGACGATCCTCGTGCTCGACTTCCGCAAGTTCGCCGAGGAGGAGGACGGCGAGGGCCTGCTGGTCACCGTGCAGCAGTCGACCGACCCGGGCCGCTCCCGCGTCTCGAAGTCGACGCAGCGCCACGTCGGCGGCGTGGGGACGCTGACCACCCACGCGCCGGACGGCAGGACGATGAGCGATTTCACCGAGGGCGAGCCCGGCCGGATCGATCGCTACGCCGAGGAGCAATTGGCCAACCAGGCTTACGGCCGCTCAGCGGTGCTCCGCGCCGAGCGTCGCTGCATGGAGGAGATCAGGGATCGCGAAAGCGAGATCGAGCGCGCCCGCGCTGCGGGCTCGCCCACGGCGCTCGCCGAAGGCGGACTCGAACGCGCGAAGCGCCGGCTGACGGACGTTCACTCGCCCGTCGCCAGGCGGTCGACGCCGAAACGCGAACCGGCCGCTCCCACGCTGCCCGAACCGCCGCCAGTCTCGATCGAGACGGTCCTGCACGTCCTCCGCGACGACGACGCCGCGAGTGACATCGCCACCCGCCTCGGCCGCCCGACGACGAAACTGCGGTCGATCGTCTCGGCGCTGATCGAGCTGCGCGCGCAGGGCCTCGTCTACTACCGGATCGAAGTCGACGAGGACGGCGAGAACCCGACCGGCCGGTGGCGGCATCGTCCCGGCGCTACGGAGCTGGGAGAGGCGGCGTAGATGGCTGTGGGGCTCGACGACTACGACAAGCTGCTGCGGTTCGCGTGGTCCGATCCGAAGGCGCTGGCGCAGGGCGAAGAACTGCTTTCGAGCGGGTGGTTCCTGGCTGACCGCGAACCGATCGACTTCGACTGGTACGAGCCGACGACGGCGTGGCGGCGGGACAATGCCCGGTGGGTCGAGTGGTTCGGCGGCGAGAAGTTCGGGAAGGCGGCGCCGCCGGTCGAAGGGCCGAACAACCCGGATCGCCTACGTCGGGAACTGGCAGATGCGGAAGCCGACGAGAGGGCCGCGTTGGGGCGCCGTGACGAGGCAGAAGAGGAAGCCGAGCAGGCCGCCGAGCGCATCCGCCGCCTGCGATGGCGGCTAGCTGCTCGCGACGCCGAAACGTCCGCCCGGAGCGGCTAGAATTCACCGCAGGTTCGTCGGACCACGCCCGCAGACAGCGGGCCTCGACTCGCCCATAGGCGTAGTGCGTCCTGACGAGCCTCACGCGTCTCCTCGACGCTCCCGCCGCCCGGCCCGCTCCCTACGGGTCTCGACCAGGCGGCGGGGACCTTCCCAGCTGACGTGGTGTAAGAGACGATCCACAAGACAGCACAGCGGTCGCAAGTCAACCCAGAACAGGCGGATGCACGGGCCGCCTCGCCGCAGATGCCGGGTGACGAATCGGTAGTCCCGGCCGTCAGCTTCAACTTCATGCCGCGTTGACCCCCAGCGCCTTGGCCGTCCGACTTCATGAGGGTCGGGCGGCCGTGCTTTGGAGAAGGTGCAGGGCGAGCGGCTCCAACTTTGCCGCGGGGTAGCTCAGTCCGGCAGAGCGCCCGGCTCATAACCGGGAGGTCGCGGGATCGAAGCCCGCCCCCGCTATGGACGACACAGACCGCGCACGGCACCACGGGGGAGGGCCCACGCAGGGGCCGTGCGCGGCGTTCGTCCGCCGGCTAGAAGCGATGCCGGAGGTAGTCGGGGTGGTTGAGCAGGAAGAGTTCGTGCGCAAGGCACGTCTTTGGCATCCCGATCGGGATGCTGAGGCCGTGCCAGGTCGCCAGTACCCCGATGAGGATCTTGCAGGTCTTCGGGAACTCGAAGACGCCCGCCAGGTCACGGCTCAGGTAGACGAAACAGTCCGTACCGGGCCGCGAGAATTCGGCGACGGCTCCTGATGGGAACCGCGGGACGATCTGCGCATCTACGGAGTCGCAACCCGACTCGCCGTAGTAGGCGACCATCGCGACGTTGTAGGCGAACTGCGCGGACGGCGAGAGCGGCGCAGCGGCGACCGGAGCCGCAGCCACGAGCATGAGAACCCCGGCGGTGGCGAGGGCCTGTAGGTGTCTGGTCATCGAGTATGCACCTGTCCTTCCTTGGGATCATCGGCGGTAGGCCGCCGCGACTTGAACCGAGCCCTGCGGCTCGACCAGGCGCGACCGCAGCCGCGCCAAGTCGAACCGCTCAGGCCGCGTCCGCGTAGAGGTGGTCCCAGCCGGGACCGACCGGCACCGTGGGCGGGCAGGAGGTCCGCAGGTCGCCGTGAGCGATCAGGGCCTCGAGCGGTAGCGGCGCCTCCCCGGCGACCCGGAGACAGACGATCTCGTGAACGAGCGTGTCGTGCTCGGGCCACACCATCGACGGCGTGTACGTCAGGTTGAGCTCGTTGGCGAGGAAACCCGCCTCAACCATGCTCCCCCGCCACGCGAGCTCGAGCCCGTCGCGCGAGTCACACACGCTGAACCCGCCCGCCGGATCTTCGACGACCAGCGCCAGCACCCCGGCGCTCATTCCGTGCCCCCGATCCAGATCACACCGTCTGCGTCGTCGGCCTTCGGGGCCAGCGTCGCCGGGAAGGCACGCCGGACCTCGTCCCAGACAGCCGGCTCGGCCATGATCTGATCGACCTCCGCGTTGCAGGCGAGCGCGGCGACCAGTGCCGCCGCGTCCTCGCTCAACTCGACGATCTGCTCGTTGACGATCACGGCGTGGCTCCGTTCGAGCTGGCCGCGTTCAATACCCTTCGTAGTGCTGGACATCGGATCAACCTCCGTGTCTAGAGGGCTGGGTGCTACCAACACCGCGAGCCCGTTTATCGTGCCGCGACCCTATGCACAGTGTGGGCACACCGTCAAGGGATCTAGCCGTCCGTTCGACCACGGCGACCAGACAGGTTCGCCCGGCCGCCAGGTGGTCAACCAGCCCGGCCGATCGCCCGGTCATCCTCGCCGCCAGCCCGGAACCGAAAGCCAAGTAGCCAAGCCGAATAGGCACGGTCGACCGTAGGGACAGAGAGAGGGCAAGACCCATAGGGCCAACGGGCCAGCGCGGGCATAGGGCCAGCGGGCTCAGCCGGAGGCGTAAGCCGGAGGCGGCCCGCCGGGCCGACGCGCGACAGCAGCAAATGCGCGCGAGTGTCAACCCGCGCTTGTCGTCCTCGACCTGGCCGAGCATGGCCGCCCTGTTCGGGATCTGCGCGGGGAACCGCACGGACCCTTGCCACCCCGGGCCAAGCCTTCCCATGCCAGAGCGGTTCGTCTTCCGCGAAACCCCTTCATCGTCAGTGAAGCGGTCACCGCTGCAGGGGGGCGGGGGAGTACGCGAATCCCCGCGCTGCGCGACATATATATCTCCCTCCGGGCCGACAAGCTCAGACCCAAAGGGGCCGAGTGTGCCCACACCCCTGCCCCATCGGGCTACCCTCTGGGCATGGGCTCGTCGAGCTGGGGCGACTACTTCCGCTGGCCCTCCGCGGGTGCCGGCTGGTCCGCATGGGCCTGGCTGCTGCTCGTGCCGAAGCTGGCCCTGGCCGCCGTCGTCTGGGTGGTCGCGATCTGCGCGATCCTCGTCGTCGTCTTCGCCCCCGCCGCGGCCGTCGCGCTGCTGGGCGACACGGTGGGCCTCCCCGGCGTGCTGACGATCCTGGCGACCGGCGCGGCCTTCGTCGCGACGCTCTACTTCGCCGCCGATCTGCTCGACCTCTAGCCCGGCCGCCCCCGGGCTGACCTGACCCCCGCCCCGGCGCCCCGCGCCGCGGGCCGACACGAGGAGGCGCCCCTTGTGGCCCCGACCCCCGCTGCGCCCGCGTCCGGCCTGAGCTGGAATCCGCACCTTCCCCTCGCCGCTGCCCGCCGCCACGGTGGCGCCCGCGGCGTCGCCGGCGTCCTCTGGGCCCGGCTCGTCCGGCGCCTGCGGCCCGCGCCGCGCTTCGTCCCCGACGAATGGCCCTACCCGGACGAAGACCCGCCCGACCCGCTGTGAGTCGGCGCGGCCACACCTACCCCCTGCGGCTGGGCGACGAGGAAGCCGCCGACCTCGAGCGCCGCGCCGAGGAGCGCGGGATCGCGAAGGCGGACGTGATCCGCGAGGCGATGGGCTGGGCGCCCGTGGGCCTGATCCGCCGCGAGGCGGACACCCCCACCCCCCCGGAAAAAATTTCGGCGCCTCCGGCGCCACCGACGACCACCGGCACGTCTGCCGGGGACGCCGACGACGGGCCTGCCGCCCGTGGCCTCTCGGTGCTGAGGGAGCGGATCGAACGCCGCCGCGCCGACGCCGCCACCTGACCCCGACACGGAAGGAGCACCGATGGCACGCGGACGCAAAGAGCCCCCGTTGGGCTCCGGTCAGCGCTTCAAGAACCTGCAGGGCGAGCTCGCCCGCCGCGGCGCCCGGAACCCCGGCGCGCTCGCCGCCTTCATCGGCCGCGAGAAGTACGGGGCCAGGCGCTTCGGCCAGCTCGGCGCCGCCGGTCGGCGCAAGGCGTAGTGAGCCGGCAGAGCTACACCCGCGAGGAGATCGACGCCGCGCTGACGGCGTTCGCGCTCGAGGCGGGCCGCAAGCAGCCGGTCGAACGGATGCTGGCGGCGGCCGGGTTGGAGATCCCGCTGTCGACGGTGCGCGGGTGGGCCTACTCGACCCACCACGAGCACTACGAACGGATCGCCACCGAAATCGAGAAACGGGTCCGCGAACAGCTCCGCGACCAGTACCACCGCCTCGCCCGCACGAGCGCCGAGCTCAGCGAGGACATCTTGGCCCGGATCGACGACGAGCTGACGGCGCGCGACTCCGAACTGCTCGAAGTCGAGGTCGCGATCGAGCGGCTTGGCGAGATCGGCGACGACGACAAGGACACGCTGGCGCTCCGCAAGCAGCTCTGGGAACGCCGCGATCGCCTCCGCGTCGACTTCAAGGATCTGTCGAAGCTGCTGCACGAGTCCGGCGTCATGGGCGGCATCGCCACCGAAAAACTGCAGCTCCTCACCGGGCAGCCCACGGCCCTCGTCGAGCACAGCTTCCCCGAGATCCGGGCCGCGCTCGAACGCAAGGGCGTGCGCCTGCAGGTCGGACAGGGCAAGGCGAAGCCGGTCCCGCCCGTGATCGACGTGCCGGCGCTGCCGGCGGGAGCCGCAAGTGGCGACGCTGCCTGACGGGCTCGCCGTCGAGGTCGACGACCCGACGATCCTCGAAGACCCGGAGGTGGTCGACCTTCTCGCGAAGGCGAACCTGAGCCTCGGCGAGAACCCGCTGCACCGCTACGTGCCGCACTCGCGCCAGCGGTTCTTCCACGAAAACCGGCTGAAGACGAAAGTGTTCACGGGCGGCAACCGCTCCGGCAAGTCGACCGCGACCGTCGTCGACTGCCTGATCCAGGCGCTCGACCTCGACGTGATCCCCGAGCACCTGCGCCCCTACCGGATCTGGGACGAGGACTTCTACTGCCGCTTCGTCACGCCCGACTACGGCCGCGCCTTCCAGTCGGTGCTCGAGACGATCCGCCTCTGGACGCCGAAGTCGCAGTTCCGCGGCGGCGACTGGGAAAAGGCCTTCAAGGACAAGGACAAGGTGCTGTGGTTCGCCAACGGCAACTTCTTCGAGTTCCTGACCCTCGAACAGGACCCCGACGCGCGCTTCGGCGGCTCGGCCCGCCACCGCGTCGTCTTCGACGAGGAGCCCAGCGGCGAGAACGGCGAGAAGATCCGCGAACAGTGCGCGATGCGCCTCGCCGACTACCAGGGCGACGAACTCTTCGGCTTCACCCCTCTCTCCGGCGACCTCGGCTGGGTCTTCGACGAGTTCTGGGAAACGACGGCGGAAAGCGACGAAGCGGAGGAAATCGCTGACCGCGTGTGGGTGAACGAGAAGGCCGGGGTGCTGATGATCCAGGCCGACATCGAAGAGAACCCGCACCTGTCGCCGGAGGGCCGCGACGAAGCCCTGGCGAAAATCCCGCTGCACCGCCGGGCCGCGATCAAGTCGGGCGAATTCAAAGCTGCGAAGGGTCTGGTCTACGACGAGTTCGATCCCCACGCGGGCGGCCTGCATGTCGTCCCCGAAGAGCGGATCGAGCCCGAATTCGTCGCCCGTCTCGAACAGCTCGACGGCATCGACCCGGGCCAGGTGGAGACGGCGGTCCTCTTCTCGGGGATGCAGACGCTCAGCATCGCGGGCGAGGAAGTCAGCCGCCTCGTGATCTACGACGAGCTCACCCTGTCGGGACGGTCGGCGATCCCTGAGCACGCGGCCGAGAGGATGGCGACGCTGCGCGAAGGCTGGGGCCTCTCGCCGGTCGCCAAGTACAACGTCATCGACCCCGCCGCCCGCAGTCGTGACCTCGCATCCGGCGAGCGCGTCGGCGAGGCGTGGGTCCGCGCCGGCGTCCCTGTCGTCTACGGCAAGAACGACCTCGAAGCGGGCGTCCTCGAGATCAAGCGGCGGATGAGTCACATGATCCCCTGCGACGAGGTATGCCCCCGCTGCAAGGGCGTCGGGACCGAGATGGACGCACCCGGCGATCCGTGTCAGCTCTGCGGCGGCGACGGCGCGATCAAGCAGAAACCGTTCTCGCTGATCGCCA